GCCAATCTGGGAAAAGTATAGAACAAGGAGGCAGATAAATGAAGGTGCCTGATTATCAAAGAGTGAGAGCTGCCTGGAATAATCTCCAGAATGTGCCGTTATCTCCAGCATATATCCTGGTGGATGATATTGAGAAAGTGGTAATTGAGATGGTGGAGGTTCCTATATATACGATATCTCAGTTCCCTCCATCCCATCATGCAGACTAAAAAAGCTTGACAACCACAACCTATTGATTTAAAAAGGCCTGTAATGGAAAATACGATCCTCATAGTAATACTGACCTTGCTCATTGTCTTTCTATTTGGAGTCAACCTCTACGATCGGAGAGCATCCCGGAAGCGGGAAGACGACCTGATTGCTGCGGTGATGGCCAAGAACTTAAGCGAATACACCTTGGCATCCGAACATCTAAAGCCTACCGTCAGGGAAAGGCTTAAAAAGGTTAAGCAAGAAAACAAGCTTGCTCTAAAGGCTGAGAAGGCGGAGGCAGAAAAACCCAAAGAAGAAGAGGGGATTCCAGTAACATGACAACACATGATGGCCCATGCTGTAGATGCTATAAGAAAAAAAGTTCTTCCACGCTTCCGCTGCCTGTAGAATTTCACAATCCAGTCGATGAAGACGGGAAGCCGATGGTTATAGGAATAGGGAACGTTGCCAGCTTTCATATATTAGGGCATCATTTTTGTGAGAATTGCGAAGATATTTTAAAGAAGTCAAGATTAGAGTCGCTCAAATATCTCAAAAACTGCTTAAACGAGTTTATAAAAGAAATAACACATGATATAATAAAAAAATAAAACTTGGGCTAACCCTGCTGGCCGGCAGGGGATTGCAAAAGCAAAATAACTAAAGGGCAATACGGTGCCGTGTCATCGTGTTTGCCCTTTTTTTATTGCCCAAGGCATGGGGTTGTCGTGGCAGAGAGAAAGAAATACGAGAAGGCTGAGTATGAACTTGTTAGAAGCATGACCTTTATGTTCGACAGTCTCAAGAAGGATAAATACCAGCATGCCTGTCGACAATGCTCAAGCTGCCATGGGTGCAGATAAATATAAATACAGCGAAGCTGATGATTTATATGATCAGGATATACCTACAGACAGAAAGTGTCCTGTGTGCAAGGGGAAAATGTATATAAGTCCTGATTGTGTAGAAAGCTGTGTTGATAGTAGCTGTTCTTTCGATGGTATAGCGGAATACAGAAAGGAATCACATCACATAAAGATTGACTGTTAATTGAGGGCGATACCATGGCAAAGAAGAAGAAAGATCCAGCGATCACAAAGCCTGAAGACTCAGAAGTTTTATCCGACTTTGCTCAGATCTTCAAACAGGACGCTGATTATTCCCAAACCATCCGGGAGGTCACCTGGTTTCGAAACATCCTGTTTTTTCTTGGTGAGCAATGGATATCATGGTATGCTGAGCAAAACACCTTCGGTAGCCGCTTCAAGCTAAACCTCTACGAACCTACACCCGTCTCCAATAAGATCCGCGATCACGTCAGATCCATGAAGGCCCTGATCCTTAACAAGAAATACGCTGCCCGGATCTGGCCAAACTCCGACACCCAGAATGACAAAGATGCTGCAAAGCTCGGGAGCATGGCGCTGTCGTCTCTGGACAACGAGAACTGCAATGAGGTTGAGGACGTTAAAGAGCTCATAGCTATGTGGATGGTTTTAACCGGGAACGGCTTCGCCAGGACGTACGCGAACATGGATAACGGCATATACTTTACAGATGCTGCCGGCACAGTCCAGTCTAAGGGTGAGGTTACGATCGAAAATATAATCCCGTTCGGCATCGTGGTTCCGTCGCTTGGCGTTCTGTTGGACCAGAAACGATTCGTAGGCATTAAGTGTCTCAAGGAAAAGGAATGGGTTGAAGACACGCACGAGGTCCTTCTTTCAGCGGAGAGCGAAAATACTCTAAAGGTAGAGTACGAAAAGCAACTTATGACGTTAGTTGCCAATGTAAGCCCATGGAAAGGCCGCAGTCTGGAGCAGGGCACTCTTGCTGAGATGGACTCCGCAAAGCTGGTCCTCTACCAAGAGGTAGAATATCGACCAACCAAAAAGTTTCCTAAGGGGCGATATGCCGCAGTCGCTGATGGCCAGGTCCTTGAGAACAAGGCTGAGATGCCCATTAAGGTGGGTAAAAACGGTGAGTGGTTCTACACTGTTACAGACTTTAAATACAATCACACGCCCGGGAGCTTCTGGGCTACTTCCGGAATAGACGACCTTATAAGCCCTCAGAAATCAATCAATGAAATCGATAAAGATCTCTCAGCAAATCGCCAAAGTCTTGGCAGGCCGTTTGTACTCACACCGGCTGCTCTTGTGCTCAAGAGACAGTCTCTTGCCGGGCAGAGCTTTTTGGCTTTACAGTATGAAGCCACCCAAGCATATGGCGTCAAGCCCGAGGTCCATAAGGGTACACCCTATCCTGAGCAGATCTTAAAAGAGCGTACATTAAATATCGAGAATATCCAGGATGCTGCTGGGGATCCCAAGAACATCCTGCGCGGTCAGGCTCCATCCGGTCAGGCATCCGGTATTATGGTCGACATTCTCAGGGAATCTGCAGAGCTTGGCCACACTCCAGACATCGAAAGGTTCTTCAGGTCTTGGAACCGGGTAAAGAAAAAACAGCTGATCGTTGCTAAAGACACTATATCAGATACGCGCCTGATCAAAATGGCCGGTGAGGGTAATGAGGTTATTGTAAAGACCTTTAAGGGAGCTGCTCTTAGGGACAACACTGACGTACGAATGGAGCTCGACAGTGGTGTTTCGACTACCCGCGCCGGTCAGAACCAATTCATTATGAAGCTGATTGAGCAGGGCTTCTTCGGCGTTATCTCAGAGAAACCTAAGGTGCAGTATGAGCTCTTGCGACGCTTCGGGATATCCTGGGTGCCGAATGAGACGAGTGTCCATGAAGATCGAGCCGGCCGCGAAAACAGCATGTGTTCTCAGGCGAAAGAGGGAGACATCAAGATCGAGTTCGAAGACAGCGACAACCCGGTAGCGCTCCTTAAAGGCCTGTTTTACTCCAGATATAACGAACAGAAACAAGAAGTCGAAGTCCTGATGAATGATGAGTATTTCAGATTCGACAACGATCAGGTCCACTATGACAGCCATACGGCCCTTATCCTAAGCGCTGAGTTTCAGACCTGGTCGATCCCAAATCAGATGTTGCTAATCGGACACAATGATATGCACTACTATCAGATGGAAGCCGTGAAACAGCAAGAGGCTCTTGCGCTGATGCAGATGCAGGGCGGTGGCGCTGGAGCAATACCTGGTGGAGAGGGTATGCCTGGAGCGCCTGGGCCGGCACAGCCAGCGTTACCAGGACCAGCTGGTGAGGAGGAATCATCGCCAGACCTGGCACTTCCAGGAGGAGGGGCTGGTTCAGCAGCGGTTCCGGCAGCATAAAACAACAGATTGAAAGGACATGACATGGACTTACACGACATGAAGCGGACCAAGGAAGAGAGGAAGGAGCGCACAAGCGATGTGGCTCCTATGTCTGTGGATGAAGTTGAATATCCCTACGGACTCGGTCTCAACCTCGAGAAAGAAAGTCTCGACAAGCTTGGCCTGGATGCCGACGACTTTAATATCGACACCAAGGTCGAGATGGTCTGCACTGGTGAAATTACGAGCATTCATGAGAGTGCGAACAAGGACAACAATCACACAAGCGTGAACGTTCAAATCACCAAGATGGCCATGCTGGTAAAGCCGAACGTTAAAAAGGTAACACTGAAAGATGTGATGGCTGCTGTAAAGAGCAGCTAATAGATTATAACCTGCGATCTCAGATATTTGCACATCGGTCAAATCTCTTAGATTGCCTTAGCAAAGGAGAACATCATGGCAGAAATAGAGGGGCAAGAGTCGGCCTCCCCCACCGACGCGGCAGGAACCGAGGGGCAAGAACAATTGGAGACGGCTGCCCCGGCCGGAGATACCACCGACCAGATTATAAAAGCGGCAAGTGAAACGGAGGCTTCCGCTGCCTCCGAAGAAGCAGAAGGTGCGGAAGAAGCGGCTGCAGCCGCAGGAGAGGAAAAAAAGCCTGCGGAAAAGCCTGCACCCTACGACCAGGATCCGAAGTGGCTGGAAGCAAGAGCGGCTCAGAAAAGTTTTGACGAGGTCCTTGAGCAAGCTGGCGTTGACAGCAAAGAAGAGCTCAGTGCCCTGTTGGAAACTGGCATGACTCTACAGGAGATCGTGGGAGAAAGGGATGCGAAGCAGTTAGTCAAAGACGCTAACACCTTGACGGCATATGAGAAGATCTGGAAAGAGCAAGAACGTGCTAAAGAGGAAGAAGGGCTCGATCCTGATGAACGTGCTGATAAGTACAAGAAGGAGCTCGACGACTACAAGACTGAACAGGGCGCGAAGGAGACTGCTTCGAAGCAGGTTGCATCCTCCAAGCAGGCCATAACAGATTTCGACGATCGCGTCGGATCATCCGTTGATAAGCATGAATTTGACGAAGCTACGGCTGAGTTCGCAAAGACGTTCTTGGGTGTGAAAAACCCTTTCAACGAGGTTGATATATTCGACAAAAAAGCGATCACAGCTATGGCCAACGAAGGCATTGATAAAGTCAAGGCATTCGTTGAAGTGATTCAACAGCAGGCAGTTGACAATTATGTTGCCGGCAAATCGAAGATCACTCCTATTTCGAAGACTGACGCTCCTGATCAGACAACGGTCGTCAAGAAAGAACTCCCGAAAGATGCAAGCCCAGATCAAGTGTTTGCAGCAGCCCGGGATGAGCTCCTGGAGAAGCTTACAGGTGGTACAAGCGTCTAAACTCTTAGGAGATATGACCGATGACAACTCTTGATACCAGCGCATTGGCGTATCAGTTTAAGCAAACATACGGTGACAAGATCACTGACCTGTTTGCACGCCATACGATGACATATAATCAATTCGAGAAGTCACCCAGAAAGGCCAAGATTCGCCCGGGTGGAACGGGTTTTTACTTTTCCACTCGCCAGGGCGATGTAGAAGGCGTCGGTGGCCGGGCAGAAAACGCCCTGCTCCCTGAGCCTCTGGCTGGAGACGGTGTACAGGGGATTATCACTCCCCGTCAGGTGTATGCCGTTATCCGTATGTCCGGACTTGCAATAGAAGCCGGCAAGGGTGATCTTCATGCATTTGTGGATGCTCAGAGCGACGCCACAATGAACGCTTATAAATCGCTCGTCAACGACCTTAACAGACAGTGCCACGCTGACGGCTATGGCTTGCTGGGAACGACTTCAGCAGCTGCTACGCCTGACACGACTGCTACATGGACCGCTGCATTCGCAAATGATCGCGGTGTAAGGTACATGAAGAAGGGCATGATCTGTGATTTCTATCAGTCTACCACCCTGGATCAAACGGCTTCCTCGGTCCGGATAAGCTCCATTAATCCGGTAACCCAGGTAGTAACGTTTGAGGCTGCTGCGGATGCATACCGTGCGTATCATCCGATCGTAGCTGCCCGGACTTCCCCATATACTAACGCTGCTGGCGCCGTAGCATCAGGATCCTTCCTGGTACGTTATGGTGCACGTCAAGTTTCTCATGCAACCACGAACGCCTTTTATGAGATCATGGGCCTTAACGGATTGTTCGATGACGGCACACTCCTGGCAACATTCGAGGGTGTTACCGTCGCCTCCGATCCTGAGTTCAAAGCGAACATCCTGGGCAACGCCTCGGTGAACCGGGAGCTTTCCATCGATCTTATGCTGGCCTCCATGGACATGAGCGCCGCAAGGTCA